TTAATATTCTGAACATAGGAGCCGAGAACTCCGTTAGCACCTGACGTGTCTTCAACGAAGTCAGTAGCCGCAGTAGTCAGGGATTCTTGATCTGTAACACCTAGTAAGGTAGACATCAAACCAAGCCGGTCTTCTCTTGTCATTTCATTACGAGTAGAGATTATTGATGAAATCTCTCCAGAGGCTGTTGTGTTGTTATAAGCCTCTACAACATCTCTTCCTTGATCAAAAGCAGATATCGTAGATGTAACACCCACTTCATGTGCCTCTCCACGAGGTTCAATCTCTTTAATTTCTGTAGAAATTACCTCTGTAGAAGGATTTAGTACTTCTGATTCCATTATTTATCCTATCTTATAAATATAGAAGAGCCTTGTTGAACTGCCCCTAAACCTATCTGTAGAGGAGAAGAAGTTCTAGCTCGATTAACTCTACCCTGAGCTGCTGTAGATGCAGAAGCAAAAGCTGTACCTGTATTGATATTGCCTATGTTCTCAGCTAGATCTCCAGTAACTTGACTTGTTCCTGCTACTACAGCACTACTGTCAGTTTGACCTGTAGCACCTGCAACATTCTCAATCTGTGCTCGTTTAATCAGAGCCTCTTTAACTGTAGCTCTTCGTCTACGACTAGCATCTTCTTGCTGACTAGCAACATCTACCCTCTGTCTCAGCTCTTCTGCTCGTTCTACTTTCTTGGCTTGCTTTATATCAAGGACAGCCTTTCCGGCTGTTGCTGTTGCGAAAACAACCAAGGCTGCTGATGATGGCATACTATTTACCTATATGTTTGATGTACTGTCTCTCATTTAGAGTCATCCCTGCTTTTTTGAATAAGGAGTCACAGGGTTGGTTAACCTTTGTTGAAGCTAACATGTATCTTACGCCCTCCTCTAGGAGAGTTTCTTCTACATATTTGAGAAGAGATAGGCCAAGATCAGAGCCTCGATACTCTTTCTTAATATAAAAACCACTTTCAGTAGATATTAAGACTCCTCTATTATTTAGAGAGGGGGTGATTGCGGTTAAGTAATAACCTATTAACTCTTTATCAGATCTTACAGTGAAGAGTTTTAATAACTCACTTTCCTCTGCTAATATGAGTAACTCTAGGTCTGGATCAAAATCTATATCAACCGTCTCTTTCTCAACCTCATCATAGTGGCTTATGAAAAGTTTTTCTAAATCTTCTAAACAACTCTTAATACTTTCAACTTGGTATGTAATCATAAAATTTCCTTATATCCCTATTATATATAATAACCGGAACTAAGAAAATCTATGAATTTAATTTTCAGGAACTGTAACATCCCTTGCCCATCCGTATAAATGTAAGTCCTTTAGTGGGCTTGATTTAAACAGAATACTAAGAGCACTTCCTTTCCCTCTTAACTTATTCTTAGTCTTAACTACAGTGAAGCTATAGTCAAAAGGATCACCAGCGCCTGTAGGTACATAGGGGCGAGGAAGCCTATAAGCTTCTTGTTCGTTTGTCCATCTACCAGCAGCAGCAGAGTCAGTCCACTCCCACTGACCTTGAATCAAACAGCTACTAGGGTTGACAGGAGTTAAGTTTCCACTTCCATCATCTGTAAACCCCGTCTCTGTTCTCTTACAGAATACAGTTACATATTTATTCTTTTTAACAGTTGTAGCATCTTGGTCAGTTAAGTATCCTGTCAGGAGCTGAGCTTGAGCATCTCCTCCATCATTACCGCCAGTGTCTGTCTCATCTTCCCAGTCTATAAAGTCTAGATTGACTAAGCCACTGACAGTGCAGTTAGCACTACCTGTTCCTAAGTCCCTTAGAGACCAATATTTTGTACTGCTTTCTGTACTCTGATCAGCCGTTCTAATAGAACTTACAACATCATCCCCTAAAACCTGAACCTGTCCATCTCCAGCAGCAAGTACACTCTCTGTGTCATCTGTAAAGACAAGAGAGGATAGACTTAGGTAGCCTATAAGATAAGGGCTTGATCCAGCAGCCATTGTTAGCTCTGAGAAGATATTCTTATAGAAAGCTTGTAGCGTTGTATCAAATATAAGCTCTCGATTATAATAGCTATTACTTGCTAAGGTTCCTTCTCGATAGAGCCACCTAAACTGCTTACTAATAATATCGTAGACACCGACAACATCTTGCTTAGCCACGAAGTCTATCTCGTCATATTCAGACTGAACGGTATTCTGTGTTATATTAGTAGCCACACCCCTTAAAGAAGTAGGGTCTATCTGTATAACATAAATACCACCTGTTGCCCAAAAACTTAAAGAGGCTTCTCCTGACACTACAGAGGTGGCTCCGAAGATACCAAAATCTGTCACCTTAGAGACCGTTTGATTAGTTGCAGAGAAGAAACTTTCTCCTCCTGAAACTTCCCAAATACCTTTAGACGTAAATACAAATAAGGATTGACCTAGTGTTGCAAGCTTATAGATCTGCCCTGCATCTGGAATCGTAATAAATCCGCCGTCTGTTGCTAGGGGGTCATTTATATCTAAAGCTGTTGGATCACTCTGAGCATAACAGCTCCCATAGTTTAGTTTATTCTCAGTACTTTGACTGAAGAATATCATCGAACCTAAATCAGGAGTATTGTCATCCGTTCCGTTTGTGGAATCCACCCTTATTGAGTAAAACAGTCTTCCTGCATAAGAAGCAACAGAGTTAACCCCTCCTTGCGTTTCATCATTACCTAAACCTGACTGTATTATTCCTCGATCTGCTCCTCGACTAAAGAGGTCAAGGAGGAAGTGCCCTCTAGGGGCTTGAGCTGTTCCCGTGAAACTCTTTTCAAGTTCCCAAGGAGAGAAGGAGTTGATTGCCGATATTCTCGTAGCAGAAGCTATTTTACCTGTGGAGAAGAGATCGGCATTACTGGGCCAAAAGCCTGCATTTAGTCCTGTATGAGATACAGGGTCTCTCTTAACAGGGTCAGCACTCCCTTGAGCATTGGTAGCACATTCTGCTGAATCAGGCCAACCTTGGTTCCTGAGATTATAATTATGAGTATCTGTTATCGCAATTAGACCAAAATAAACAGGTTCTAACTCTGTTATCCTCTCGTCCACGTCCATAAGAGGATTTTCTGTAACACCGAAGGTATCTCTTACTTTTAATCTATAAGTGGTCTTAGAAACAATGTCATTTACCGCATCATACTCTAATATTGTGACATCTTCATCACCTGTCGCTACGATAAGTTTACCATAGGACTCAGTAAAGGAATACTTAATATCAGTAGTTGTGCCTACAGTAAGAGTATTCCCCTGATTTAAAGGACTTCCTGTTATAGGAGAAACATTGTTATCAAAGAATTGTAATACATTACCGTTCTGAAAAACAGCTATATCTATATTACCATCATTGTTTACACTCTTCCAAGAGAAACTCGTAATTGCTAGAGTTGTTCCCTCAATAGAACCGACAACAGTGTTTACATGACCTATTTCATACCTAATACCTAAACGTCTCTGTCTACTTCCGTCTTTATTTAAAACGAAGTTCTCATCAACAAGCGAAGCATTGTCTGGAAAGGTGAGAGGGCTTGCCTCTGTGATTAACCCTTTTACGAAGGTGTTATATTCCAGTCTCGTCTTTGATCGCGGCATTCTCTTTATCCCTTACAAAATCTAATCGACTTTTATTCTTTTCTTTATTATCTAAGTGTATATGTAAGGCCTTTTCAGCTAGTGTACGGCGATTGTAAGGCCCTCTAAGCTTACCTTCTACCGTACCGCCCTCATGGTATACAATTTCAAATAAAGTGCTGTGTATGGCACTACGGACAACCTTAAGGGTCTTCTTAGGGGGAAGGTTGTGTACAGTTTTTAGTTTACTAGCTTTCTTAGCCATTCTTACGTCCTTTGTTCTCTATTAAAGAGGTTATTTGTCCTTGGAACTTTTCTACCGTAGTTGGGGTATCTGATACCGCCTTTAACCGTCCATCCATTTACAGACAGTCTTTTCTGTTGTCTTATGGACTGTTGCTCAGCCTTCTCGTCAGCAAAGTCATCTAACTTAAAAGAAGAGACCGATTTAACTTCAGCTAAGTATCCCGGAAAGGCTTCCATAGGAAGGTCAGGAGTGAATCCATCACTGGTTGTCCATGTAGGTATTGTGTAAATTCTGACTTGAGTATTTGTAGACTGAACTGAACTCTCTAAAGAAGCATTGTAGCTGTCCATTACAATAAAGTCATCATCAAATGATGTAAAGTATGTCGGCTGGATATCGTTTAATACTTGAAACTTGGCTCCGCCATAGTCAGTCACTTCTGTTACATTAGTCTGATCTAAGTCTCGATCATTTGTTTTAACAATAAATTCATCAGGATGGAGGTAGGTAATATCTTTAAATCGGTTTCGAGTGTCACCTGTCAACTTCTTATTGTACTTAAACCAGTCTAGTCTCACCATATTGTCAGGTGTGCCTAAGTGGGTGGGTTTAGCCACATCACCTATACTGTCTAAAACACCAAACTTGGATAGATGAGGCCAGTCTCTTCGACCAATCATCTCAAAATATGTTGTTTTAGCGATCTGGGCTATCTGAACCGCTTCCTCTGTATCAGAAATAGAATCTACTTCATCAGAGTCCATGTCATTGAGGACATCTTGTACTATTTCTAAAAGAGTTAGTTTAGCCATTATTATGCCTCATGTAAAAGAGTTGCTGTAATACCGCCGTCTTCAAATGTTATATTAGTAGCTGTAGCAGAAGCTCGCCAAGCAGCAACATAAATACTTATTGTGTCATTAACGGATAAACCTTCTACAATACCAGCCGCAGATAGGTTAACTACATCGGATGCTGTAGCAGATTGACCTGTAAGTTTTTGTAGTGAATAAGGCGTTGCATCATTTATTGCATACTTAATACTTAAGAAAGTATTCGTATCATTGAGAAGAAAACTTCCCCAGAAGTCTAATTGATAGTCACCAGCTATCTGGACAACCAACGTATCGTGTGCTGCATCAAAAGTGAAATGATCTAGTATTGTTGCTACAAAAGGGAAATTAGTCCCAGTCATTTTAATATAGCTCGTATCTGTTGATAACCATGTAGCTCTAGCTGTAGCTGATGTATAAGATACACTCTGTACATTAGCATTGCTTATCATATCCATTTGGGCGTATACTACTCCCGATGGATAGTCCCAACTTAAACCACCGGCTCCGTCGGATTGAGGAGACTGGTGTATTAGAGCTGTATCTGACCCTTCAGGTCTAGGAAGTTTCCATGTACCTGTATCCGCACCACCGCCATCTGAGACGTATACATAGTCTGTAGGAGCACTTGATAACCCTTTAGGTTCATGCCTTTCTGGGTCAAGTATAGAGTCGTGTTCAATAGTCATTCTTATTCCTTGTAAATAAATAAAAGGGGAGCCGAAGCCCCCCAATCATCTTAGATCACGGTGTATTTAACTATTACTTTAGCCTCACCAGTTACTGCGGCTAAGCCGTTAGCATCTAGTGTTAATACTACGTCTTGAGTTGTAGTACTAGATAGGTTTGTAATAGAACCCGGAGTGTATGCGGTAGCTGCAATAGCAGTGCCTAACGCATGTTCACCAGTTGCTGTACCACCACCAATAGCGATAGTAAAGCCCGGAGTTGTGCCGTTGAAGACGGTGGTCACTTCCCATAGAATATCATCTATAAGATAACCAGCAGGTAATGCCTTCGTTAGTGTAGCCGCGTCAACGGGTTCACCAGCCTTTAAATTAAATACTGCTTCTCGGAGGGAGTCGTTTTGGATATACTCACCGACAGTACCACCAATACCACGTGGGCCATAGCGTTTACCAACACCTAAGCCTGCGGGATCTGATTCAAATGTAGACATAATCTATTCCTTATGAAACTGCTGTTGCAGATGTTGCGATAATACCCAACGTATCAACACGTTGAGCGCCCATACCCCAGCGAGCCGATTGAACGAATTCATCACGGAAGAGGTCTTTATTACGTTCACCTTCTACACGAGGCTGTTGACGCCATGCCACCATTAAAGGTTTCATATGGTCATCAGCAATATTCATGAAGATGTTCGCTACACCAGCGGTTACACCAGTAGTACCATCATTCCAGTTACCTACTGGTAAGCGGTTAGATGTCATTAGTGCCCAACCATAGATGTTAGTTACAACATTATGATCACGCTGGAAGCCGTTCTGGAATACTGCTTGGAAGAACGGATTAGAGTCGATAGTGCCAGCAGCAATCTGGAAGGTAGTATCAAAAGTAGCCGCAACTACTGGATCAATAAAACCTACACGACCTGCTGAAGGAACCTCTGCCTTATCAAAAGCAAGTTTCATGTTAATCAGAGATTGCAGTGTAATTGCACCATTGATTACAACACGATGATTAAAGCCGTTGATTGTATTAGGATCAGAATCCGTCTGTGCAGCATTCAGAGTAGCTAGAGCACGAGTCTCAAAGTTCTCTTGGATTGCACGAGTAGCTTCACGACCACGACCTGCTAACAGAGCTTCGATCTGACTGCCGTCTTGACGCATCTTATCTGTTACATACCAACCATCACCTACATAGTCTGTGATTGTTAGTGTAACCGTACCGGACTCGATAGGTGTGTAAGTAATCGGGGAGTTTTCTTCAACTTCCTGAATATTTGCTTCACCAAGAGTCTTAATGTTTAATGTAGTACCTTCACCGAAGTCTGAAACATCTCGGAAGAAATTCTCAGGTAACAAGCCATCGTGCATGTTCTCAAGAATAAAATCTGAATATTGTTCAGCTTCGATAAAGGCATTATTAGATGTACTAGTAATAGCCATTTATTTTTACCTTATATTAAGTTTCGCCTAAGCGTTTAAGCGTTTTTGCTTTAGACACTTCCCAGTTACTCGTCAGTTGTTTAGAAGAGATATAGCCCATAGAGGATTCCACAGGCGGTGAGCCTTTCTTTTGGAACTCCTCTGTATTCACACTACTATTCATAGGAGGGATAACTGGTTTATCTTTATGTTCTACACCCAGCAGTTTGAATGCGGCTGTAGGGTTCTTTGCGATTAGGCTGTTAATATCTTCTTTGCTCATGCTGAGGTCATCAGCTTTGCTATATAAGGTTTCGCTAGCTTTATCGCCATACAATTCTTTAAACTTATCAGTTACTGTCTTGATATTAGTTTGCTGAACTGTCTGACTGTTTATATCTGTTAATGTGTTCTTAACTAGATCTTGGATATCAGTCTGAGACATACCCGGAGGTTTCTCTTTATCATCAGAGGATTGGTCGTCCTTCTGAGACTGTAAGGCTTTAATTATATCCTCTACTTTCTTATTGTCCCCTTCTGATGCCTTTAACGCGGACAGCTCCTGCTCCAAATTAGCTATATGGGCTTGGCCGTGTACTGCACCTTTTATCAGGGACTCAACAGAGTCATACTTTTGTTTGCCTTCTGCATTAACAACCATACCTAACATTTGGTCATAATTAGTTGATTGATCTTGCTTCAGATCATTAGGAGGGGTTTCCTTCTTCTGATCTTCATCCTTTTTATCGTCATTAAATAAGTCTTGGTCAGACATAGTCTATTCCTTTGTAAATTTTAGTAAGTCTTGAATCTGCATTAAGCAGCGTTCATATCCATTTGCATCAGCCTGTAATTCAGACCATGCAGGTAGTTCATAAGAATCTCGGTTAGTTTTATGTTTCCGATTATCCTTATCCATATTATCTAAGAGTTCTGATAACCTCTTAAATAAATCTTTAGAGATGAGGAGTCTCTTTCGAAACTCCTCCTTTAGCTCTTTGTCGGGTAAGTTACTAACCCAGCTGTTACTGGGCTTCACCTGTTGCTTGCTCAACTGCGATTTCCTCTTCTATTGCTCCACTCAGTTGCTGAGCTTCTGCCTGTTCCGTCAGGGCAACGAATGGTCTAACCATACTGTATCGTTGCAGTTGTAATGAATCTTCCACCAGTCTTGCTATCTGTTTCCCTGATAAGTGAGGTCTTATAACTTCACCCAGAGGCCCATTTAGAGTCTGACTAAGGTTTTGAAGAATCTGAGCTTGTTGTCCAAAGTGCCTAGCACCTATCGGACGTACAAGACCTTCAGCCTTCAAATCCTCTGTATTTACTTCTAGGAACGCTTCTGCCCCCAGTTCTTCGTCGAATGTACGGATCACCTCCGATATGTCGTTAGAGTCTATAGCATCTGCTAACATACTATTGAGCATAGGCTCTAGTATGTTAATTTCAAAGTTAGTTATCTTTTCTTGGAAGATCCGTCCTGCTGCATTCTCTAAGGATTGAACCTCAAAAGCAGTTTTCTCTCCCGGAGTTCGAATACCCATAGCCTGTTTAGGAGCACCTGCGTATTCCTCCATCTTCTGTTCAAGAATTGCAATTTCATTGTTAGCTACTGCAACTCCTGCAAAGTTCTTACCGAGTTCGGTCACTTCACCGTCATCACTGGTAATATGGATCTCAGCAGAAGGCCCCCACTCCCAAGGATCAACATCTCCTTTGATGACTAGAGGAGGATGAACCATAAGATCTAAAGCATCTGCTTTAAGGTTCTCTAGATGGTCTATCCTATATTGCATACCTACGAGGTTATCTAAAGGCCCCATAGCATATAAATTATCAGGTCTTGTTCTCCAACCTGCACTAGATATCCGAGCTTTACCTGCTGAAGAAGGGATTTGTCTTTGTGTAACAAGAATACTTCTATCAATTACAATAATCTGAGTGTCTTCTTCAAGAGTATCAGTTTCTGAATTATAGTTGTCACCCTCAAAAGTGAGTACTTCTACATAGTCAGTCCCGTAATACTCTCTAAGATCCCCAAATCCATCTATAAGGTAACCAGCAGATTTATGCCAGTCTTGAGTAGAGAAGCCTGCTGCCCCTCTCCTCACCTTCTTTGTCTTCTCTAAGGCCTCTGCCCATATAGGGTCTTGCTTAGCCATCCTAGTAAGTTCACCGATTGTCTTTATAGATCTTATGATCTTAGGTGACTGTTCGAATGTAGGAGCTACAGGATTAAATGTAATATCAAAGAAACTTATTCTTTCTCCACGAGGGCCGCTGTATCCACCAATCTTATCTGAAGAGTCTCCTACAGGCTTCTTAACATAGTGACTTGTACCGAAAGCCATACCAGTATCTATATAGTCATAAATAAGTTGGCTGACTACACCACGGAGATTACTCTGATGCGCTTTGGTGGACATATAGGACTGTATTGCATTTTTCTTTTCGTAAGTCTCGTCTTCAGTTGTCTTACCTTCCCACTTAATCCAGCTATCGTTGGGAAAGATGCTACTGATGTAATTAGCATGTAGGTTGTCCCTCAGTTGACAAAGTTTAGGTAGAGTTGTACTGTTCTTCCACGGAAGGGTTTCATTCGAAGTAGTTTGAGTGTCTGTAGCAAAGATATAATTTCTTAGCTCTTTAATCTGCTCAATCTTAGGATCTCTTTTCTTAGCCCAAGTTTCCCAGATATTAGCAACCTTCTTTCCTGTATCATCACTCGTATCTTTTAGGAGTAAGTCTAACTCTGCGTTAGTTCCTGCCATAATTAATTCCTGTTACCCAAAGGCGACTCCGCCGAATTTTCTATTATATACAACATTAGAGGCTTTATGATTTAAAGTCTTAAGCCTTCTAGGAGGTTTAGCTATTTCTATAGCACTTGCTAGTGCGTCTTTTAAATCATCATGTTTAGGTCGAGCAAGAATTACTTCTTCTTCAAGAGCTGTACAGTATCCGCCTTTAAAATGCCAGATTGCTAGATTGTCATATCTAGGTTCAATTACTGCTGCTATACGTTCTTCCTTACTGCCTTGATGTCTAGAAGGACTAGTTTCGTCTATAGAAAGATTCATCCCTTCTTTTCGGATTAAGTCTTTAAGGTCTCCTACAATTATTGACTGGGCCGCAGTAGTCTCGGCACGTAGCTTCTTGAAAGACCATTTAAAATGAAGATCAGAGATGCTAGAATACATCACCTTAACTTTATCAGTCTTGAACCTATCTATATCAAGAACATAAATAAAGCCATCTCCATCCATTCCAATAACGACTATTGCTGTATAGTCTGATCTCTTCTTCTTAGTGTAAGCAAAGTCAATAGAAGCAAATATGTTTAAAGGTTTATTATTTACATACCATCTACCTTCGAAGTGTTTTACATTCTTAGGTTCATAGTATTGAAATTTATTTCTACTTATTCGGTTTGTATCGCTAGTATTTGGATCATTATAATATTGAGCATAGAATTGTACATAGTCTTCATACTCTGCTTTTATTCGAGAGAGTACGTTCTTATTAAATCCAAAAGCTTTTCCATCATCTCTTGTTGCTCTAGGCCACAGGAAGATGTCACTCTCTTCTACCTTATGCTCATTGATCTCCCATACGGGTAGAGTCTCTATGAACTCATCAGTAGTTTCATCAAATACATCATACTCCTGATCCTTCCAAGAGTCATAGATATCGGCTGGATGGTATCGAGTACCACAAGCCATTGTAAATCCACCTGCGTTTCTTATCGAAGTAAGCTGAGATGATTTTTTACTAACCAACTCTCGCCCATCTATTGTATAAGCATTTTCAGGTACAACTAAGTCATCAGGTACAACGATGTCTGCGTGCCAACCTGCTGTATTAGTTGTCAGTCCTGCTGTAGCAATCGTAGGGTCTCGAACACCTTCCCCAACTCTTTTGATGTGATCTATAGAGATCTTTCGGTTGTTCCACTGTTCTCTCTTACCTGTATCCGGATGTATATATTCAGGAAACAGTTTCTGGTATCTTGTACTGCCTAGTATGTTCTTTATTGCAAACAACTGTGTCTCAGCTAACTCTGATGTTGCTGAGAGGTATAATATTGTAACCTCAGGATGTCGTGTAACAATCCAAGCACACCAAGTCGCAACCATATGAGACTTTAAGTGAGCACGAGGGAGCATGATTAGCTTATTGGCGGTTAGTCCATCACCAGTGCCGAATAAGTCATAGTCCATCATCCATTTGAATATCTCCATATGTATGTCTCCATACAGATATCCCGGATTCATTGTTCTGGCGAATACACGTAGATCTTCTAAACAGTTATCTCTGAGTTCTATAATCTCTTCTGGCATCCTTGCCAAAGTTTGTTCTGCTTTCTCTCGCCAATCCATAACTAACCTTTCTTAATAGCCACTACATTATCCTTAAACTCTTCATACATTTTACTTTGTACACGAGCTTCTTTCTTAATGGCATCCTTCGTTGTACGACCTGCCTTCTTGACTTTCCAACCTTTGTCTGCTAAGTACCTAGACGCTTGATACCCCTGTGCTCCGGTTGAGAGAGAGGCTATACGTTTAATAGCTTCCGCTCTGATCTTCACTTCTAATTCTTCTGTCCAGTCCTCTAAGTGAGGAGCAAGTGCAGGGGAACGATGAAGAGCAAGCCAGTGTTTCCAACCACCTAGGTATTTAGTAGCGTACTCATATCCTGTTACGTCATCACAGTCTAGGTAATTTTTCTTAGCTTCTTCAAGAGTATATAGAAGAAATTTAGTTTCCCCCATAGCTGTCTCTTTAAAGATTCCTGTTGTAAGCCATCGACCTTGTGAGTCTTTAAATTGTTTCATTTTCTTAGATTTCTCCTCCTACAGATATAGAAGTATTCATATCTAAATTCAGATCAATATTGTGAGGTTCATTTCCACCCCTTGTCTGAATTAGTTTCTCAGTCCATGCTATAGTCTCAATACCTGAATGTGATTCTAAGAATACAAAATGAATTTCCTTATTCCGTTTTGATCCATAAACTTCGATACGAACAGCGTAGAAGTCAGCACTTGCATCCTTATCGGTATATTTTACTATTGAACCGTCATATTCCCACCCATCCACTATATTAGCAGTAGGCGTTTCTCCGCCTTTATTCAAAGCACAAGCTGTTATAGAACACCAAGACTCTGCTGCATTTCCTGTATAAGCTACGTCTTGATGCAAAACAGAAGATGCAATATGTGCATCACCGTGTAATGTAACCAAGTGACCAAACAGCCCATTTGTTTTAGGGTTATCCATTAACGACTGAGGCGAATTTCCTGTTTCAGTAAACAACTGAGCAAACTCATTTAATCGCCAGTCTTTTAAAGGGTTGTTCGCTAGCTGCTTTATTGACGCATTTGGACTTGGCGGTGTGTCCATGTACTTAATACCGTACTGCATTAACATTAGCTTAAACGGCTGACTTGCTGAGTCTACTGCTGTCAAAATGTTATTAATCTGCGTTGAACCGTAAATCGTAGTGGGTGCAGATATTGTAGGCCATTCTCCGTCACCTGAGCCTTTGGATATACCGTCAGGCGCAACTAACTCTAAACAGCCTAAGTTACCTAGCCAACTATTGTCCCCATTAGCAGTAGCTCCTGATATCTCTGGCGGCTGTAAGGGAGTCATTAATGCCGCCCATACCGCTGTACTATTTGTAAACCGCGTTAACCCTGCAACTGCCGGATCAGTAGACCAACCCATCTCATTAGTCCCTGTGTCATGGTCTCCCCATTGGGGGTATAGACTTAAATTACGAATACCCCATAAGCGATCTTCGTCTTGTCCATAATCTGCGTAGCCATCTCCATCATATAAGCCTAAGCCAGCAAAGCCGCCTAACGCAAAGTCATATTCTAGTATCTTGCCGGGACTAGCTTGTGTAAACGTATATGCTGAACCCGCTGCTACATCTGATCCATCCCAGTATCCGTGATCATCTACATGAATCAGACCGAGACAGGGTAGCGCCCCTGAGGCTACATAGTCACGAATATGGGGCCACATACCAGAACCAAAAGATCCGTTGTTTTCTTCACAAGTGCCGAAGTACAGACAGAAGTCCTCTGTGTCTGATGGCGCTGTATAGAAGGTTCCTGTTATAGAGCTACTTCCTTGCACTGCTGTCCATGTATACTGGGTAAAAGAATCTAGTCCTGTAAGCTGGCCGCTATCCGCATATCCTGCGCGAGGCTTTCCCCCCACACCGCTGTCAGTTCCAACAGCAGTCATACTACTAAGAACTACAGATTCACCTGTATTTAACGTAATAACAATATTACCGGCAGTTAAAGATGCACCAACAAAGTTAATCGTACTCTCGGTTTGGTAGCCAAAGCGAACACTTAAAGATTGCTGCATTAATTACGGCCTAACCAGCCGGGGTATATAACCTTCTCACCCGCAAGCCAACGCTCACGCATCCATACTGCTGCTAACTCCATCTCTACGGCTGTTGGTAATACTGTGAATTGAAACATAGCAATGCCGTACGTATCATCAACGCTAGCATCTTCCGTAAACTCAGAGTCATCGTATACAGATAAATCCACCGCAGAAGATACGCCACCTTTCGTACCTGTAACTGCTGTGTAGGCCGTTCCAGAAACTCTAGCCATCTCGATCCCGGATGTATCACCTTTAGATATATCAAGAGACAGTATTGCCATCTCGTTTATACCCGTTGCAATATTCCCTGTGTCGGTATTAGCTGCGTTTACACCATCGTCCCACTCACTACCTCCGGCTGTGTTTATAAACGCAGGGCCAACACGCATATCAAAACCTGCCTCTCTAGTAGCAAGCCACATCATTACAGTGCTTTTATCCTCGAAGGAAAAATTAGTTAAGATTTCCGCAAACCCACCCAGAGTGGGCATCTTTACTCCGTCACCTGCTGTGAAGTGAATGTTACTTCCTGCAAAAGATGACGTGATGTCGTTATCCCCGACTGAGTCAGCTATCGTAGTTAAGTCTGAGCCTACTGCGTAAGACCCATCAGCAGCATCATCCATCTTCCAGAAGTTTTTAAGGCATGGGTATCTAGCTTGTGTTGGAGGATTTAAGACCTCAGTTGCAAAAGCTGATAATGGTTTTTGAGTTGAAATCATCTTAGTTTCCTCCAATCCAGAAGTTCATTGCCACGCCTACAGACAGGCACTCAACACGACCTCCATCAAGAGATCCTTGTGATAAGGCAGTGGTAAGAGGTATGCGCACTAGTGTATTTGTAGGTATTGGTATCCAGCCTGCGTCTGCACTAGCACTCTCAACCTGAGTAAGCATAAGTTGTGCAATGCCATCACTAGCAGGGTCAATAGCTATAATGCCGTAGTCACCAGTTTGTGCGGCTTCTGGTGTAGCTGGTGTACAGAATACTGTAAGCTCTTTTATATTAGAGCCTTCTGCCCACTCAGCCTTCTCGGCGCTTGCAAGTGTTGTAGAGACTGCTGTTAAGTATCTGTTTCGGCCTTGTGTCTGAGGGCCGGGAATCGGATTTACGTGACCTGATTTCTTTGTAGCCAGTATGTTGTCTACCTTACCGCTTCCATCACTGTTTGTATGTTCTGTCATTCTTTATTCCTGTTTTTATTCGTAGATAAGGATTTATGCGTAATAACTGCCTTGTACCGTTATAGAGAACGTAGCGGGTATATCCGCGCCTTGTAACCTCTGGGTTGTATTACTATTATCTGATAGACTTATCTCTACTTCTGGCCCACTGCCTCCTGAAGCGACAGCTCCCCCATGTATTGCCTCGTTCGTTCCTAGTGTTAAGTTGGAGGAGGTGTCTGCAAAACACGGAGATGGTGAACCCGCAGCTCCACTGAGATTGGGTGCTCCTGTTACAACAATACGAAGGTCTCCAACCATACCTCCTATAGCAGAGATTGCTACGAATGCTCTGAAGTGAACAATATGTCCTACTTGGTAGTACCAACCTGTCTGGGCGGAGTATGTAGGAGTTCCTGCTGTAGTCTGGCCGTATATAGTTGGAGTGATTGTTGTAAGAGCATTTGCACTCTGGTCTAGATCATTAATTTCAAGTGCTGTTGTTGTGACCAGTGTACCTGCTAGTGTGAGGCCCTCGTCTACTGCATTATGTGTAGAGAAGTCTCCATTACCAGCTAAGTTCGTATCTCCAACTAGGATTATCTCATCCCCTATTAGAGAAACAGAGTCTACATTATTAGCTGTTCTTTGAACAGATAAGAAGTTAGTTTGAGATGAATACGGGGAGTCACTAGTAACCCCCATAGTGAAGCCTTCCCCCTGTGCAAAAAGCCGCCAAGCTCCGTTGTTTGCTGACGCATCTGTTTCAACAAAACGAATAACAGGGTTAGCATTGTCTATTACTAGATCGTCGGTAATATGAACGTCACCAGCGCCATCTGCTGTAACCACTTTATTAGGTTCGGTTGTTCCTAGAGTGGCAACATCTGTATTGAAATATGCACCTAGATCAGTCATGGCGACTTGTTTCATAGGGCCATCGTCGTCGTTCATAACGACTCTATCTGCATCTACGACTGTTGTAGCTGTCGCTGCTGTATCTGCATCTACATTATTTAACTCTACTGCGGTTGCTAGTACAGATGTGCCATCTATCTGTAATGCGCCTGTGACATTAAGTGTTCCTGATACAGTTTCAGTACCGGCTACTGTCAGTAAAGATCCAGCCTCAAATGTCTCAGTTGCTGCTGATGGAAATACCATTGTAGCTTGTGTAGGGTAGGTGTAATCCCCTGCTCCGTCTAAAACAACAGCTTTACTCACAGCGCCCGTGCCTAATGTGGTTATATCATTGTAATTAAGCTCTGCTGCTGTGGCGGTTACGTCTGAGCCGTTTATCTGTAATTGACCAGCCAGATTTATATCCCCCACCTCCGATAGCTCAACCTGTCCTACTACTGTGGTTCCGTCCGTATCATATTGACGAAGAGTCATTGTGTCCGTTGATCTATTCCAAAATAAAAGCCCACGATTTGTTCCACCGTCTTTAAAGAATATTAAAGCATTATTTGAGCCGTCATCATCTAAAGCAAATGCCGGGCTTGCCTTGCCTATTGTTAAATCCCCCGTAGTCGTATCATCAGCATCCGATCTTAGGAATTGATCTGCTGTAAGACCACCTAATGTTTCAGCACTAGTAACAAGATCATCTGCATAAACCTTAGTACACGCATCCTGATCGTTAGTGGGATTAACCAGATTAACTATCTGATTACTCCCCATATCCAGATCCTGAGCCATACTGTTAGGCTCACCCGGAGTGCCTGTATTGTCTCGATATAACACTAAGTCATTCAGAGCATCTTCTATCTGTTGGAACTTAGCATTCAGAGCTGTCGTACTTGCAAATGCAGCAGTGAGTGCTGATATTGTAATCTTAGCCAATGTATTGTTTCCTATACTGCATTGCTGTTATTGTTTGGAGCTTCACTCCGGTATTGAACCAGATTCTTCTGCTTACAAGGCAGTTGCATCACCATAAATGCTTGAGAAGCTGTTGTCCTGTTTTTCAAGACCTGGAGGAGGTACAGGATCTAACCTATCTAGAATTCTTACTTAGGAGGCCTTGTCTTAACAACACCCTTAAACTCATCTTCTGTCAGATACCAGAAAGGCCTACTGCCATCCTCATATCTCATCAATGTTAGATCAGGAGTATGAATGGTTATATGACTCAACACTCTTAAAGCATTAGTTATATTAGACCTGTCCATTGTAGGCATTGCCTTAAGCATCCTGACAAACATGAATAGAGGAAATAAGAAGAATCCTGTTAGAAGGATTGATATTACTGCTAAGTACATTCTCTCCCCTTAATACTGTCTAAAGGTATTACTGCTGTCAATACATCTTTATCTCTTATAGATCTAGATAAGGCTTGGCTAGCTTCGAAGGATAAGTCATATAACATAAACACTTCATTCTCTACTGTAGTAGAGTATTGAGGAACTGAACATAATGTATATAATATCCATATCATCTCAGGCATCTTAATGTCCCTAACACGTTAGAGTAAGAGGATTAGTAGGATTAAAAGGAGGACTTGTCCATGTCTTATTATCCTCTAATACTTTCTTAATCTCTTCCATACTAGATGTCTTCTTAATGAATACAGTGGATAGATGTTCTTTAATCATTTCCCATTGTTCTTCAGAAGGCCTACTCTCTTGTATCTCTGAATATCCTTGTAACCAATATATGAATTGTTCTTTAGTCATTCTTACTCTCCTTGTATTCCTTAAGGCTCATTACATTCGCTCTTAAGAGAGCTTTTCTATAAACCCCTATTATATATAATAACAAAAAGTCAGGAAATCTATGAATTTATTTTAAATTATTTTTCTTTTATTCATCAACCGAAGACTCTCTTCGTGCGTAGCCGAAGGAATACTAGCCTCCTTAGCTTTACACAGCAACTCCTCAGGGAAATGGAGGGGAGCGAGTGTTGATAATTTCTGCTAGAAATATTGGAGGAGTCATGCACATGCTAGGAGACCCCCTTACCCCCCTGCACCCATAGAAATTCCTTATCATTGCATAAGAAATTCTTATATACCCCATAAGAGATATGTGGGGAAATGTCAAGTACCCCTTAATAGGTATATACATTTATATTCCTTTACATATCAATCACTTACGTACTTATCCACATGTTATCCACACATATAAGAGTTATCCACAGCTTATCCACAGGCTCCTGTTAATCATAAGATATATTGATGATGTATAAGTACATTGAATACATAGCCTGTAAGCTCCTGTAAGCCTGCTCACTGCACGATCTCTGCCTACCCTTGCCTTAGTATCAACGTAACAATGCGGCTCTTAGCCTGTTTCCTGAATGCTTCTCATTACTATATACATCAATGCTTATATGCCTCAATACTTGGCATACTAATTGCTTGTGCTTATATCAATGCCTAGCAATATACATGCCAACTTATTCTAAATGAGAATCATTCCTGTTTAGGTATAATCAGCTCTTGGCACAATACTTGCTATATGCAATATCCATGCCAGACAATCCCTACCTGTATATAATGAATAAAAGCTATCATAGCCCGTAA